AAACTGATCTCGTATATTTCCGCCTGGTGCATCGACATCTCTAAACTCTCCAGGTTGAATTGGTTGGTCATCATCTCTTACTCTGATACCTCTTGACTTAAATCCTGCTGGTAAATTTTTTAATGTCCCTGCATCAATCAATTGTCGTAGTGATTGTGTTGCAGCTCTACTCAATCCACCAATCATATGTGTCAAACCAAAACCATAAAAGCCAAGTCCTGGTAAAAATTTATAATGTACAAAATATTCTATTCGTGCATATGCCACATCATCTGGTTTATAATTTCTATAGATAGATAATATCTCACTCGATCCTTCATCGATAGTTACAACGTAAGGTATTTTAATTTTTTTAGCTTTGTCGTCAAAATCTTCATAGTCATCTAAATTTAAGTCTACGTGCATTTCTAAAATTGTATGTAAATGATCAGAGTCTGTTCTTTTAACCCCCTGAAGTTCATCAACCTTTTGCTGCACTTGATCTGTATTCTCTCTAGGTCTACCAAGATCTATGTCTCTATAAAATCCTGCTGCCATTTTTTTGTTTACGTCATTCTCTGTCATTTTAATTACATGAGTAATACGCTCACAATCTTTTAGGTCAGATGCATAATAAGGAACAATAAGATCCTCTGCTGGTATAAATTTTGCACAGGGTCTTCCTAAGATTTCGTCATAGTATATTTTTTTAAAAGTGCTACCGGACAAGGGTAAGTAAAATAACATTTGATCCATGTCAGTTGTATACTCTTCCATCTCCTCCATAAGTAAGAAGTTCATATATTCTTTGACACGATCTGCTTGTGCTTCTATCTGCGGTGTTTGAACGCCAACTACTTTAGTTCTTACTGGACCATCTGATGGTATTAATTCTTTATATGCTTGTGCTTGAAACTGTGTAACAGACTCAGCGAGTAATGGATGTGTTACACCACTTGCACCTTTAAATGGTTTTGTTACTTCTTGGTATTTTGTACCTAATAATTCTAAACCTTTGATGTAAGCATCTTCCCATTCTTTTCTCGAAGTTTTATCTTTTTTGTATTCAGCTACCAAATCACTTGCCATGGATTGTAATGTTCTTTCATCCATGTTCTCTGCAAGGTTTGCATTGAAATCATCCTCTGGTCTTGTTTCAATCTCTTCTTCACCTTCAACAGAAATATCAATTGGACCAGAACCCTCTGGTTGTTCTACAACCTCATCTGTAACTCTTGCTTCTTCTTCAACAATTTCGTTATTTTTCTCTACGGCCATTATTAATTGTACCTCATTGTTTTAAACATATCTACTACAAGACCACCTTTGGATTTGTAGGTTTTTTGTGTGCCTCTCATAAGATTGTTTACTTTTATCGCAAACGCATCAAAATACAAGTTTGGATTATCTTCTGTTATTAGTTTATAACCTTTTTTAGGATTTAACACTGCATCCGAATGAGATATTCTTGTAAAACTTTTACCTTTCAAAGCAGAATCCTCTGGGTATGTATATTTATCAGTTTCTATTTTTTTGTATGGTCTTTTTGGGTTTGATCTTGAAATTTTAATAGGTCCTGCTGAACTATTAAAAAATCGTGCAGATCTCTTCATTAATTCTGGAATGATAGCTTTACCTTTTTTGTTGATACCACGGCCAGAAGAATATCCATACGAATATTCATTACCTTTTATTCTTGAACTTGCTTTATAATTTAACATATCAAAAGGTAAAACCGCAACATAATCAGCACCTTCTCTTGAAGCTAATTGTAATAAATATTTTAAGGCATGATCATTGTAATCAGCAGCTTCAGGCATAGGAAAATAATCATACTTTCCACGTGATACTTGTTCAGTTAATCTTTTAGTATTTCTCTGTAGATCATCTGCAGCTTTGTAAATGTTTGATGCATTACCACTTGTTGATATTTTTGCTAATTGATTCTGTAATTTACTTTGAGCTTCAAGAAACATTCTATTCTCAATGTCTTTTTGAAAAGGATTTTTCCTATTAATACCGTCAAATTGTTTCATCCTATTTAAATTTTTTGCAACACTTTTTGCATTGTCCGCTTGTATCTGATGTATAGATAAAACCTTTTTACCATCTGGTGTAAATCTTGTATCAAATCTTACATGAAATATTTCATTTTTAACAAAATCAGAATAATGAGAACCACCAGATTTTAAAACTTGTGAGTTACCTTTAATAGGTTCGTCAAGATAAAACACAACTTCTCTATAATTGTCACCCCCCATTAACGTTTGTTCATTGTTATAATATTTAGGTTTAGAAGCTGATTTTAAAGGTGCAGTAACTTCTGATATTTCACCAATCATTTTATTTATTATTTTTCTGTCATTAATTTCATTAATATCTAATTTGTCCCTAGCTCTTTTTAATCTTGAGATAGTGTCGTTAGATAACATTGCAACATCATCACTTCCTGGTTTAGAAAAATTATTTAAATAATATTTAGCGTCTTGTAATTCTTCAGCTACTTCATTGTTTATTGTTCTATATTTCTTTGACAGAGATTCTATTATTTTTATATTTGTATCTGCAGTAAGATTTATTTTTTTTTCAAGTCCTGCAGGTAGACCAAAGTTCATAGTTTTAAGTCTATTGACTGGGTTTAATTTAAGCATGGCACCTACTTCATTTGCATCAAGTTTCAAACCAAACTTCTGTGCTGCAAATAATAAACCACCTGTTAGATCTCCTCTGCTATCAAATATGGCTAGATTTGAATCAAACAATTCTTCTTTTGAAATATTTACTTCTTTACCTGCAAAGGGTCCTCTATCGTATTTAAATTTTTTCGTATCTAATACTGTTCTTGTTGCAGGCTTTCCAAAGATATTAAATTTTTCTTTTCTTCTAGATGTTAAATGATCAATCCATTCATCTGCTGTATATTTACCTCTACCTTTTCTCATTACCCAATCATATGTAGAAGAACCAAATGCAGGAGATATGTCATCTCCCATTTGTAGAGGTTTAGTTTGTTTTAGTACAACAGGGGGATTTCGTATTTCTCGTAAAGCTAACTCCGTGCCTTGAGCCTGTGATGGTTTTGGTTCGTAAGTTATTTGTTTTTGTTGTTGTCCGGTAGCCGGTGTCGCTGATTCTTTTTTACCTTTAAGAAGCCGCTTCCCAAACTGAAATAAAGTTCGTAGGGACATAGTCCCTCCTAGTACATTTTTGTAGGTTTGTTTCTACCTAGTTTGCATTTTACTTTAACAGATTTACCTGCTTTATATCCCATAGGTCTTTGCATCATCATACCACCACCCATTTTTCCAGATGCTTTTAGTTTCTGTTTAATTCTATCTTTTTTCATAGGAGTTTTTTTATCATCATAGGAGTCAAGCATACCTTTTATCTTTGCATTAAACTTATCACCAGCTGACATTCCACCTTTGTTGTATTTTTTCATCATACCACCACCCATTTTTTTTGACAAAGCCTTATTAATTAGTTGTCTCTTTTTTGAAGGAACTCCAGGTTTCTTTTGTTCTCTGAAATCTCTTAAAGTTTTTTTATTTTTATCTTCTTTCTTTTTTAATTTTGATCTAAGGTATTGTGATGCAGCTACTCCTGCAGCAACAGGCAATAATAGTTTTCTACCTAATGAAGTTGCTTTCAAGGCTTTAGTAATTCTTTCTCTACCTGCTCCAGTCTTTTTATCAATAACACCTTTTTCTTGTAGTTTCATTTTTGTATCAAATGAATCATCATCTTTTACACGAATTCTTTTACCCATTCTTGCTTTCATTACACCACCCATTCTTTTACCAAGAATTTCTTTTTTCTTAGCAGCAATTGCTGCTGCAGCACCCATACCCATCGGCATTTTCATTTTATTTTTATCCATCATTTTCTTAGCACCAAGACCTAAAGCTATTGCACCAAGTGCAGCTTTCATCGGCTTACCTTTTTCTTTTCTAAGTAATTTAAAATCCTCTGCATCTATTTTGTTATTTTTATTCTTGTCTAATTTTGCTTGGCCACCTGAGAGCATTTTATTTGCTCTAACGTAATCTCTTCTTGCATCTTTTCGCATATTAATAGCTTCTTCTTTGCTTACAGTTTTTGATTTATTTTTTTTAGATTCATCATCTTTTTTTAAAATTCTAATTGGCATAAAAGCTCCTAATAATATTTATAATCCTTTTCTATTTTAAAGTTCGGTTCGTCCCAATCATCTGAATATGTTTGTACAAATCCGCCTTGTCGATATCTTAACACAGCTTGGGTCATAGAATCAACATAGTCATCATATTGTCCGTTTGGAAAGGCTGCACATTCCTCGATAACCTCCTGTGCCCAGTGTTCGTCAAGAGGTGCCCAAACCATACCAGACTCAAATACAGGCGCACAGCTGTTTATTCGTGTAAACTTGTCTCTTCCTCTTGATGGTACGTAATCAATTACAGGTATTCCTGCTCGTCTTAGCTCGTGTATTAATGGTGTACCAGTAGCCTTAGCTTCAATAATAACAGTCTCAGGCTCCCAATAATGGTACTGATCTATTGCTAAATTTTTTAAATCAGGAAAATCATATCTACCCTTCTGAGCGTCTAATAATATTATACATTTCTCATAACCTTCAAAAGGCTCAAAGATACCCCATGTGGTAATCGCAGAATAATCAGCGGTTTCCTTTTTAGAAAATGCAGTATCATAAGATTGTATCACGTGTAGTAATTTAGGAAGTTGTTCTTGATCCCAATCTTTCCACCAATCTCTTTTAATAATTGCACCTTCTTCTGAAGTTGGGTCCTGCATGTACTGAGCATTCCAGTTCTTGGTTGATATCGAAGCTTTGACAGATTCTAAATCTTCTTTGCTCCAATATTCTGGCCACACAGGTTCATCGTTAGGAAGTATTGCAGGAAATTCTATTACTTGCCACTTGTCCGCTTTTGGTTCTGATTGTGCCTTGATGAGCCTTCCTGTTAAATCATCCGTAGCCCATCTAGTCATAACCACACAGATTCTACCTCCTGGTTGTAAACGCTGTCTGGGTCCTGAATTATACCATTCGTATGCTCTATCCATAGCAGAATCTGACATTGAGTCTTGTTCTGTATGCGGGTCATCTATAATTAATAAATCAGCACCACGACCTGTAATGGAACCACCGACACCGGCTGCAAAATATTCTCCTCCATGATTTGTTTCCCAACGGCCTTTTGCTTTTGAGTCTTCTCTAAGTGTTACATCTCCAAAGATTTGCTTATACTCTTTCGAGTTCATTAAGTTTCTTACTTTGCTACCGAACCTTGAAGCAAGTTCAGCGTTGTGTGATACCTGCATAATTTTCATTTTAGGATTCCTACCAATCATCCAAGCAGGGAACAGGTAAGATGCAAATTCTGATTTGGTATGTCTAGGTGGCATATTGATGATGAGCCTCTTTTCATCACCAAATGCAATATCTTGAAACGCAGAAGCAATAATCTGATGATGTCCGTAATTGTCAGGATCATCTGTCTTTCTGTAGATAAAATCTTGCCATACAGCCGTTGCAAAAATTAAAAAATCATCCTGGCATAACTTGATCCACTCCAACTGCTTTTTAAAAATCAAGTCTTTTAATTCTTCTTCTGATAGATGTTCTATGTTCATACCGTTTGGGACCCTAGTATATTTGTATATCTTGCTTTGTAAACCTCTTTGTCTAAATTTGACCCACGCCTAAACGCGAATTGCCCTGGCAAAAAACGTAAATTTGTTCGATCTAAATTATGAGCCTTGCTATGTGATAGATACACCAATGGCGCGATCGCGCCATTGGTTTGTTTATTATTACTCGGTAGGTGTTAATGTTTGTACAAGTGTAGAAAACTTTTTGAGTATGTTATTTTTGAACTCGTCAACAACAGGATTGCCAACATTTTCTAGTATGTGCTTTTCACACTCGCCCATTAACAATTGAAACATGATTTCATAATTGAGTTGTTTCTTAACTCCATTATCAATAACCATGTCTTGTAATTGAGTTGGCGATTTCTCGCCAACTCTCTCTGCTAAAACTTGTGCAATATTAATTAAACTATTATTGGGCATTGTTATCCCCTATTGCTTTGTATTCACTATATTCAATATCAGTAGTGAACTTATTATATAAATCATTATGAGCAATTTTGAAATTTGCTGTTTCAAATTTCTTACGCTTACGATTTATTTTTTGTAATCCAAAACTATTTCCATGTTCATCTTGAACAATGATTAAGTTTTGATTTGTTCTATCAAAGCAATCAACAATGTTTTGTTTCATTGTATCTAACTCTTTAGATAGTCTATTTGCTTTTAGCTTTAATTGAGCATAAGCAAGAACTACTTTCTTTTCTTCTTGCTTTAGCTTTTTTATTGCATTTGGCATTTTTACCTCTTTGTTAAGTTATGTATTCTTATGAATACTCCATTGTCTTATCAAATCCCATTATTATTGCAATAGCTAATTTAGTTTTTTTTTATCTTTTTTATTAATGATATTATTAATGGTATCAACATTTGGCTCAATCTCTAGTTGCATTGTTTTTTCCAACCCCTGCACCAGCGACTGCATTCGCTTGGTGAACTCATCTTGGGCTTGTTGTCCTGCACCACGAGAACGAAGCGAGGCATTATTCTTTTTTTTCATGTTCTAACTCTGTAATCCATTCATCAACTTCATGTGCGACATGGTCAGCGACATCAGTTTTGGTTTCTGTGTACCATGTGCCGTCTGGTCTTTCCCATGTTAAAACAATCGCCCAACCATTGACACGAGGCGAGGCGACATTGTCGCCTCGTTTCTTTTCTCTCGGCATTACCAACTACACCAATATTCTACGACCTTGCCCTCACTTATGGCTTGTTCACAGAATTTTAAAAACTTGATGTCCTGCTCTTTGTACTCTTTAACCGAATCCTCTTGGAATTGTTGCCCCCAAAAAAATCCGTCTTCTGCGTGATAGTCAGCGAAACCTTTCTCTATCTGTTCCCCTAACTCGTCAACGACCTCTTTAGTCATATAACATGGTGCTTCTTGGTCACCATTGAAACCGAGATGAGCCAAATGTCCTTCTACCTTTACCGAAGGGTTTTGGTCAGTCCATTTCTTCGCCATGAACTCTTGAAGTCTTGCGTGTTTTCTCCAAACGAAGATATTATTTTTATCTCCGTAATCTTCTTCATTGTAGTATTTTTCCCAATCGACATTTGTGCCTCTTAGGTGTGCGTGTTGGTCTAAACCCATATCTTCTCCTTTGTTAAGTTTATCGCCTCTCTTATCAAATCCCACCAATCAATGCAACAACTATTTTTTAGAATAATTCTAAACTAGAAAATCTTCACC